CTTACTTTTCTGTAAAAGGGGTTTTTTAAGGGGGCTATAGGAAAAACCAATAGGATTTAACTATGACCGCTAAGATTCCAACCGAAGTTCACGCGATCCACGGAACAAAAGGAATGCGCCCCGGCGTGATCCTTCCCGATCGGATCAAGCAAAGAATTCCCTTTGCCGAATGGGCTAAAAATCCAAACGCTTTTAACCCCGAAGAATTTGTTAAAGAGACCGCCGAGTATCTTTTTCAGGTTTACGGGATTGGAAGCGCTCAAGATCGGCACACGCTGATGATGCTGGCCGATCAATTGCATGTCTACGTTCACGCTCGGCATGAAATGCTCAACGGCGAGCTAGTTATTCAAACGAATAACGGCAAGACCGCTGCACCAAATCCACATATTGCGATTGCAAACAACGCAATCATTCACGCAATTAAATTAATGAACGAATTAGGCTTAACGCCTAAATCGCGTCTTGCATCTAACAAAACAGAAGATAAGCAAATAAACGACTTTCTAAGCGGACCTAAGTTCGGAACATGAAACTAGAAGATGGAATTGGTTACGCAGCAGCCGTAGCGAAAGGCGAGATCAATGCTTGCCGAAACGTCCGTCTTGCCTGCCAGCGGTTTCTTAACCACTTAGAAAACAAAGAGTGGGAATGGGTATTCGACCCTGGCGCGGTCAATCACTTTTTAGAGTTCACATCGCTTTGCAGGCATGTAAAAGGCCAATGGGCAAATCAGCCTGTAAGCCTTGAGCCTTTTCAAATCCTTATCATCTGCGCGATCTACGGGTTTCGTCTCAAACGGGATCGGTCTAAGCGCATGGTTCAGGATGTCATTGTTTACATCCCGCGCAAAGCTGGAAAGTCAACGCTTACCGCTCTGATCGCTCTTTACGAGCTCGCTTTTGGGGATGCTGGCGCAGAGGTCTACACAGTCGCGACTAATCGAGATCAGGCAAGCATCGTTTTCACGACCGCCAAGGGATTTATCGAAACCCTTCCAAGGGAAGTCTCCGGTCTCTTCATTCCTGGCAAGTTCACGATAGTGAAGAACGGCGACTCTCAATCGGTGTTCAAAGCGCTCTCGCGGGATACTAAGCGTACGGGTGACGGGCTCAATCCTTCTTGCGCGATTATTGACGAGGCTTCGCAGATCGTCGACAGGAATACGATTGAGGTTCTGCACTCTGGGATGGTAGCGCGAGCAAACCCGTTGCGGCTATATATAACCACGGCTTCTTTTACCCGCGACACCAAGTTCTTTGAAGATCTACAGGTCATGGAGCATATCCTTCACCAGGACGTACCTGATAACCCACGATGGTTCGGGCTTCTCTATTCGCTAGATGCTGGTGATGATTGGCGAGACCCGACGGTCTGGCACAAAGCCAACCCGATGCACAACATTTCTGTCTCGCACGATGCGATTGCCGCTCGATGCGAGGAAGCCAAGATTAAACCGGCTGCGCTTAATGAGTTTCTCTGCAAGACACTGAATGTCTATGTGTCTGCCGAAACCGCGTGGGTAGACAGGTCTCACTGGGATGAAGCTGTAGGTCTTACAGACCGCGAACCGGAGGCTGTGTTTATCGGTTTTGACTTAGCAGCAACGCGAGATCTAAACGCCGTTTGTACGCTGAAACGATTTAGCGAAGATGATTACGAAGCCGAGTGGAAGTTCTTTCTTCCCGAAGATGGTTTCGACCTTTTACCGGCGCATTACCAAGATATTTTCCGACAGGCTATCAATTCGGGGATTTTGCATCTAACCGAAGGTAATGTTATGGACGACCGCGAGATTTCGGAGTATATTCTGGGACAAAGCCAGAAATACGACGTTCGTGAGGTTGGCTACGACGCATATAATGCGGCTGCGCTAGTTGCGCGACTATACGAAGCTGGAATGCCGGTTAAAAAAGTTGGGCAGGGTATGGCGGTACTTTCTAACCCTTCCAAGCATGTAGAACGGCTTATTCTAGGCCATAAAATCAAACACGATGGCAACCCGTTTTTAGGCCACCAATTGGGAAACTGCGAAGTGTTTGTGGATGTGCAGGGCAACATTAAGGTCAAAAAGGCCGGAGTTGACCGCCACGCGAAGGTCGACGGGATCGTTGCCCTTATTATCGCGATGCACTGTAGCTTAGACAATCCGATGCCGTCTGAATCATACGGATTCAGGGTGTTTTAGGGCTAAAACGAAGCAAAAAATGCAGCAAGCATACGTTTATAAGTGGACGCATAAGCCAACCTTAAACTGGTATGTTGGTTCTCGCACTGCCAAAAACTGCCATCCTGACGATGGATACATTTGCTCAAGTAAATCTGTCAAACCTCAAATATTAAAAAATCCGCAAGAATGGGTTCGCCAAGTTGTTTTTATTGGATCTGTTGACGAAACAAGGGCTTTTGAATCGGATGTTTTGACGGTTTTTGATGCAAAGAATGATCCTAGATCGCTTAATAAACACAATCAAGACGGTAAGTTTTTTTGTGTTGAACATACAGCGGAGACCAAGCAAAAGATTCTTGCAAATCATGCCTGGAAAGGAAAAAAACGGCCGGATCATTCTGAAAAAATGAAAGGGCGTATTGTTCGGCAGGAATCAATAGACAAAGTTGTTGCCAAGCTAAAAGGCCGTAAATTTACAGAGAATCATAAAAAAGCGCTTAAGTTGGCTAAGGCTACAGTTACTTATGTAACCCCAAAGGGTAATTTTGTATCTAGCAGAGATGCTGGCGATGCAAATGGTTGTTCAAAAACCCAAGTCTTGCATAATTGCCAAGGTTTCTTCTCAAAATTAAGAAACAAGTGGTACGGCCCAAAAGAGGGTTGGTCGCTTGTTGAAGGGATCTTTGCATGAAATTGCGCGATCTATTCAAGAGAAAAATTGCTGACAACTCAAGCAATTCGTTGTTCGGCAACACCGTTCTCGGCAACAACGTCATGCTCCGAGGCAAGGGGCAAGGATACGGATCTAATCAGCTTCTCTATGTAACGACATCTGCTGTCAACGAAGCTGGGCGTTCATTAGATATTACAACGCTTGCTCGAAACTCGACGGTCATGGCTTGCGTCGGAACCAAGGCTAGAGCGCTTGCTCAACTGCCGGTAAAGATCATGTCTCGGCAAGCTGACGGTACTTTGGTCGATACGCAGACGGAACCTGGGGTTCCAGAGCGGGAAAAAAACCGCGCCAAGTCAATTCTTAACTTGCTTGCTCAACCTAATAACTTCCAGAGTCAATACGAGTTTTGGTATCAGTTCACGATGTGGCATGAGCTGGCCGGTGAGACTTTCGTATTACTCTGGAGAAAGAACGAAGCCGATCCCCAGCAAGTCCCGCTTGAGGTCTACGTTCTTGACTCGACGCTAATCGTTCCGCGTATCTCCGAGACGAGATACCCGTTCTACACGCTTACAAGCTCTTCTTACGGGTTTAACAAAGACGAACCCTTACAATACTTCCAAGTTATGCACGTAAAGAGCGAGCCCTGGCAGGGATCTTCTTCGTTTAACCGCTTGCAGGCTGTCGAGCTTATTTCGCTTGATCAAGACATTGATCTGTACTCCAACTTCATCATGCTCAACGGCGCAAAGCCTTCTGGCTTGTTCCGCACTGAGCAGGTCATACCGGACTCTAAGTTCAAAGAGATTGCGGCGCGGCTGAAAGAAGCATGGACGAATATGCTTAACAGCCAGCCCTCAGATTTGAGTAAGCCTGGGCAGTCGATGCTATTAGACCAAGGTATGATGTACGAAAGTATTAAGCCCTTGACGCTGCAAGACGTAGATGCGCGAGAGCTTAAGAAACAGACGATGGCTCGGATTGCTGGCTTGTTTGGCGTTCCTCCGGCAATGATTGGCGTGGGTGAGTCGAAGTACAACAACACGCAGACCATGCTCGACGAGTTCTACAAGTCGACCATGATGCCGTTCATCACGAACATCGAGCAAAAGTTGAAAACAAGCCTGCTTGGTGGCTATCCCAATCTGTATGTGCAGTTTCAGACGCAGGATTTCCTAAAGGGCGCTCCACTGGATCAGATGAATTATGTGGTGGCCGGGGTCAAGAATGGCATTCTTACGCCCAACGAAGCCAGAGATTATTTGGGGCTTGATAGCGTGGACGATGGTGATTCTCTGCTTGCTGCCGGCGGCGTTGATAAGTCTATTCCCGGCTCTTCGCCGCAGGATACTGGTGGTGGCGGCAATCTTAAGGTCATAGGCAAGACCGGACGAGCTGGAAATGCTTAAGGATGTTTTGAAGCGGTTAAAGGAACAGGCTGACAAGAGAAAGCCAAAGCCTAAACCCGAAGATGGGAAAATGAAGGAAAAGGAACCGATACATGGCTAAGCACATTCAATTCTTCACTGAGGCAAAGGTTGAGCTGGGCCGTATGGCTGACGAGGCAACCGGAGAACCTACCGGCGAAATCGAGGCAACTCTGACAACCTGGGGCGCAAGAGAAGGCGCAGATGGTCGGCGTTTCTTTTACACGCCAGCAGCTTTTGAGATGTGGCACGAAGGCTGGATGGAAGCCGGCAGGCCGCTCCCCATGTACTTCCAACATAGCTCAGACATGATGCCCGTGGGCGAATGGTCGAAGTTTGACATTACCGACGAAGGCATGACCGGAACCGGGAAACTTTTCTTGAATACCACGGCGGGATCGGATTTGTACACGATCATGAAAGAGTCGCCACGAATGGTCGGTGGTGTCTCTGTCGGTGCGTACGCTGATGAATATCAGATGGTTGATGAGAACGGCGAGCCAACAGATGATCCTGACAGCTTCTTTCAGATTATGAAGGGCGGATTGGCTGAGGTTTCGATTGTGATGAACCCCAACAATCCTAAAGCCGAGATTTCAAGACTTGAATACTGGATGGACAACAAGCCCAATCCAAGAGTAATCGAGAAGGCACTGCGTGATGCAGGGCTTTCAAGAAAGGATGCAACCGCTGCATCTGCTTTGCTGAAACAGATTATTGAACAGCGTGACGCTGAATCTGCCAAGCAACCCGCCAATCTGGGTGAGCCAGACGCAGCGGTGAAACTGCTGGAGGCGCTCCAATACCGTGAGCTGCTGAAAGCAATCGCAACCCGATAAAGGAAATCATCATGCTTGAAAAAGTCATTGAAAAACTAGATGCAATCGAAGCATCTAACGCTGCAAAACTCGCTGAAACCGCTGAGGCCGTAAAGACTCAAGTCACCGAAGCTGTTCAGGCAGTCAAAGCAGAAACCGAGCAAAAACTTGCCGCTCTTGAGGCAAAGATTGCCGCTCCTTCCATCATTCGCCCCATCCACAAGACTGTTCGTGGTGAGGCAAACCGTCGCTTCCGCGATGTGCTCAAAGAGTACGTTAAGGGTGGCAATCAGGTTGAGCGCGAAGTAAAGATCTTTGAATCGGTCGATCAGTTCGACGGCTACATCAAAGAAGCATCTGCGCTTACCGCTTCTGGTTACGATGTTGGTGGCCGTACCGCTTACGATCCCGTGTTTGCCGCTAAGCGTCTTGGCAATCCGATGATGGATCTTTCCCGCATCGTTGCAACCGACGGTTCTGCTTACCAGTTCCGCGTAAAGACCGGCAACGCTGGTGCTCAGTGGGGCTACACGGTTCAGAACAACGGCGCACCAACGACTGAAGCAACGTCGATTTGGCAGGTGATCCTCAAAGACTTGAACGCACAGTTCCCGATTCGTACTGCTGCGCTTGACGATATTGATGGTCTTGAGCCCAACGTTGTTGACGACATGCTGATGGAATTCCAGCAGGCGATGGCAACCTCAATGATTCAGAACAACGACCAATCGGGAACCGGAACCTCGGTATCGACTGGCGGTGCTGATGGTCTGCGCGGTTTGGATCAATATGGCGGCGCGAATGCAACTTACACGGGCGGCACAGTTTCCACGGCTTCTTTCGGAACCTCGGGAACCGCAACGACCAACGGTCTGCATAGCCTCGCAACGTATGACCAGTTGACCACGAACGCAAACACTGTCGGTGCAAATAACATCGTTTATAAAGACGTTGTTAACTTCATCTACAGCCTCCCGCAGCAATATTGGACCCCAACAGCAAGATTCATGATTAACCCAATCTTGTTGCAGGGCATCCGTGGTTTGGTTGACGATCAGAAGCGTCCGATCTACATCGACGGTCTAAGCCGTGACGATGGCATCGTTGGTAAGCTGCTTGGCTTTGATGTGGTTGTTAACAAGTATGTTGATAATCCTTCTCAGCCCACAACCGGCGCAGCAGGTACAACTTCTTATTACCCAATGTACTTTGCTGACTTCCAGCAGTTCCACACCATCGTTATGCGTCTGAGCATGGTTCTGCGTCGCTACGACCAAACTTTGCCTGGAAGCATCACGTTCTACGGCGAGACCCGCGCAGCCACTTCGGTGCGCGATCCTAACGCTGGCGTACGTTATCGCTCGACCGGAACTGCGGCTTAATTTAAGAGGGCGAAAGCCCTCTCCCTTATGGAGAGACTATGAGACAAGTTATTTTAGAAGGGCTTAAGCAGGCTCTCCACGAGGGCAAAGCCACGGTGAACCTCGCTGAAGCCTCAGCCCTCACGGGCTCGGGCTCCGGCGTTGGTGGCCGCGTCTATAACGAAGATGTTTTTGCAAGTCTGCGTTACTGGAACCCTTT